CCCACCTGCCTTAGATTTACCATAGAGAGATGTTGTAGTCATACCGACTAGTTTATCTCCATAGTTTTCTTCCCATTGTTTCTGTATCACATCAGCAGTACATAACAATGCCATAAGTTTACCACCAGTGTAATTGAACCCTAGTGGTTGTGTTGGTAGAATACTTGAACCTATGGCGGTGTTGTTTAGTTTACCACTATTTGTCTTGTAGATTCTTTCCCAACCAATGTAGTTATCTCTAGGGGTCAAGTCAATGAAGTCACCTGTAATACAGATAACACCAAGATACTTCCCTGTTGGTTTGTCTTTGACTATGTAATGTAGATTTCTACCAATGTTAGATGAGTTCTTCTGGCTGTGTGTCATTGTTCTAAGACAATTCCATTTCTCTGTAAGAGAACCAGCAGATTGTTTATCTTTGTTACTATCGGTGTAGATTAACTCTGGCTCTAGTTTCTCAAAGTCTTCATACGAATTTGGAAACCATATGTTGTTCTTAGTCTCATTGATTAACTTAAGATGGTCTTCATTAACAAAGTTAGTCTCTTCACCAAACAATGTCGAAACTGTTTGTGTCGGATATTTCATATGTATCTCTTGATACTTCTGATATAAGGTGTATTCTGCTACACCCATTTTAGAGACAAATGATAAGTCTTTTATCAGTAGCTCTCTAAGTTCTTCTTTGTCAATGATATCTTTTTCAACCCTATTGGCCTGATAATCATCGAATTGTTTTTGTACGAATGGTTCCATTATATTCTAAAATCGTTAAATTTGGTAGAAGGTCTTGCTCTGTCGGCAACAGGTATACTGTCATCAATTAACATTTCACCATCTACAAGTTCTTCTTGTGCCTCTTGTTCGACATCATAGAGTTTCATTCTTGACCTATCGACACCAATAACAAATCTCTTAAAGATTGTTGGGTCATTGTATCTATTCTTCAACTGTTTCACTACGAGTTGGTCTAACTCTTCTAGTTCTTCAGATGTAATCAATGCAAACATTAAGTCGGCAGTTGCAGGTAACCCAAATGATTCTGAAGTATCTTCTAAGCCAACATCGGTAGAACCAAAACCACTTCTTGTGGTCTGAGTCGCACTCATGATAGGCACATCATATTCAACTGCAACACCTCTAAGTTCTTCTGCAATACTCTTAACTAATGTATAAGAGTTTGCACCAGCACCTGGTTTAATTCTCTGAGATGCACATATGTTTAGATAGTCAATGAATATGATATCTGGTCTAAAGTCTTTCTTGATTTCAAGTTCTTGTAATAGATGTCTGAAGTGACCTGCGTGAGCAGATGCAGTAGGATATTCTTTTACAATAAGTCTACCTTGAGTCTTTGATTTGAGTCTGCCAATCTTCTTGCCATACTCTTTCTTAGACATCTCTGGTAAATCTTGCATAGGAACATTCATGATGTTTGCATCAATTCTCTCTGCAATTCTTTCTTCTGACATCTCAAGTGTAATATAAAGAACACTCTTGTTCATCATCAAAGCACTTGCGGCCATGTGACACATGAAAAGGGACTTACCTACGCCTGTTCCTGCAAGGCAGATATTCAAGGTCTTATTCGGTAAGCCCCCTTTAGTAATCTTGTTGAAGTATTCTAAGTCAAACGGAAGTTTCTCTTCTTCTGTATTGTAGAACTCCCACCGTTCTTCTGCATCTTCTAATACATCATGACCAATGTGTTGGTCAAATGAAACTGATAATGCATCTTTTAATAGTTCTGGTATTTCACCAGTAGACCTCTGAGACTTTTGGTCGATGACTTCAATAGAGTCCATGACTGCAATATAGATTGCTCTATCTTTGCACCACTTCTCTGTCTCATCGACAAGCCAATCGAATGGCGTGTCTTCAACTGGCATTGAGCCCAACATCTCTTTGCAACCATCAATAATACCTTCTGAATTAGATGTATTATTGTCTAGATTTATGAGAAGTGCTTCAAGGGTTGGGCTCTTGATATACTTTTCGAAATAAGATTTTATCTCGGTGTATACCAACTGCTCAGATGAGTCTGCAAAATATTCAGGTTTTAGAAAAGGTATTACTTTTCTTGTATACTGTTCATTCTGAATCAGGTTCTTCAGGATTGTCTGTTCTATTCTCATTGCTACCATACTTAAAATAATTGTTTGCGACTTTTTCTAGTCTTTCCATTACATCTGTAGTGAAATACTTTTCGGGATTGTTGTTAATGGTTTTACCGAACTCGGTTTTGCCATTGGGTAACAACACCCTTGTGCTTGACTTCTGGAATACACCACTTGCAAGTGCCATATCTAATAGACCATAATATCTATCTAGACCTTTATCATATGTCAATCTGACATCGACCATTCTGTTCTCTACAGTAAGTCTTGACTTGGCATTTTTACAGTGAATGATGTTACCCACAACTTCAGTTCCTTCTTTCTCTTTTCTCTTAGAAAGATAGATGATTGAACTAGCGGCATACTTGAGACCACTACCCCCACCCATTTCTTTCTGAGGAAACATAGAACCAATCACATCATATGTGTGATTTGTGACTATCATCGGCACTCCTGCACGACCTAGTTTAAGAGTTAATACTCTAAATGCACCCTTTGTAATTTGGGCACGAGTCATGTCTTTAGTTTCTTTTCCGTCAGCAGTATCTTGTATCTCTTTGGTAGTTGATAACATACCAAGTGAGTCTAAACAGAACATCATAGGAGGTCTTTCGGCCTCTGGTGTTTCTAAGTACTTGTCGAGAATATTGATTGCCTGGTTTCTAAATTCTTGTACTGTTACCACAGGCACGATAACAATTCTGTCTGAATCAATTCCTCTATCTTCAATCATTGAACGACTGATTGCTGATTCTGATTCAAAATAGATAACAGCAGACTGAGGATTATCTTCGAGGAATTGTTTTACCATTCCCAATGCAAAGAAAGTTTTCCCTGTTGCTGATTCACCTGCGATTGCGGTGATTTTGTTTTTAGGAAGGCCGCCATATAATGACCCACTAAGCAAAGCGTTAAAAATGTAAGACCCACTATCTACAAATGAGTCTACATCGCCAGCGTTGATACCTTCAGACACTATGCCTGCGTATTCATTGCCAGATGCTTTGACTAAATCTTTAATAAAATTCATTTCACTTCTCCATAATATATTATTAATATACTAGTCTAGTATACTAAAAGATGTTCTATTTGTCTAGGGACTTTTGTAAAGATTCAATCTCTTGTTGTTCTTCTTGACAACTCTTGTAATTCTGTTGTGTCTTTAAGATTTCTAATATCATTTTAGATTGAGTTTCTAAATGAATTATGAAACCAAAGATTGTAGCAATCATGATTATGTAGAATACATCCATGACTTGGATTATCACAGGTCTAACTCTGATTGTGTTTCTAACACAACCTCACCCCTTTCTATAACTACTAATCTATTCGCCATATGTCCTTCTTGAGTCTCTTCTTTGTTGCCACCTGTATATGCGACTGCATGATTTTCATCAATCATTTGTTGGTTGATTGAGTATTCACTATTCCCTATGAATAGGTCACCCAAGATTCTTCCAAACTTTCCTTTGTCGTGTGATACTAGTTCAATTGACTCAGCGTTTTCTATAATAGTTTTAAGATGTTTCTTTGATGCTTTACCAAATTTCTTCTCTACTAAGTCTCTTGTACGGCTTTCAGGAGTATCAATACCCAACATTCTAACTCTCTGTTTCTTGTACACCATACCAAATCCTAAATCGACATCTACATCTACTGTATCTCCATCGACAACCTTTACTACATTTACTGCATATCGGTAATTATTCTGTTCTGCCATTGTTCTCTCCTGATTTATTTTCCCAATCTAGAATTGCTTTTCTGATTGAATCTTCTGCGAGTACGGAACAGTGTAGTTTGATAGGAGGTAATTCAAGCGCATCTGCAATCTCTTTATCTTTAATGAGTTTTGCTTCGTCAATCGTTTTCCCTTTAAGTAAGTCAACGAACATTGAACTAGATGCAATTGCTGAGCCACATCCATAGGTTTTAAATTTGACATCTGTAATCACTTTATCTTCATTAAGTTTAAGTTGTAGTCTCATGACATCTCCACATGCAGGTGCCCCAGCCATACCTGTTGCAACATTAGGATCCTTCGGGTCGAAACTTCCTACTGAATACTGTTCAGGTGCGTTTAACACTGCCTCGAATCTATCAACTACTTTTTTTGAGTACATTTTCTATTTGTTCTATTCGTTTAACTAAATCTTTATATCCATCAAACTCACAAAGACCAATTGACGGATGAGAATCTTCTTCCAGGTTCTCTAATCGTTTTATAATCTGTTTAAGTTCTTCATACACATGTTTATTTATCCAAAAAAGGAGTCTAAACTTGCGACAGGTTCTACATTCCAGTTAATATGTCCTATAATGTTGCGTAATGGGTCGACAAATGATTTGTCAAACTGTAAATCGTAATCTATAAATCTATGTAAATCAAACTCTTTCGGCAATGAGTTAGTAAATGCTATTACATTCTCATTGATAGGGTTTGGCATAGTAAGGTATGAGAAATGTATCTTCTCACCATTTCTAATCGGTTCATATCGTTTAAGTAGATTCATTTCTTTGAGTCTATGATTGAACAACAATGAACCTCTGACATGAATTGGTGTGCCTTTGCCATAGATGTGTGTAGGGTCTGCATACTGAATAAGACCTTTACACCCTCTAGGGAATGCAACGTCTTCTGGAGGTAATTCTCTGAATTCTTTTCTTGCAGTTTCTACAAAGTCCCATAACTGCTGTTCATCACCACGCATTACAATTCTGATTGCTTTCTCTAATTTTCTTCTCACCCATAACGGCGTTGATGACTTTGCAGTCTCAATGCCCATAAGTTTAAGTTTAGGTTCGTCTAGTCTTACACCCTCATTATCAAATACATTTAGAATGTATCTTTTCTTTGCAGTCCAGATACCTTTGTCTGCAATTACTTCACGACCCATTTCCATTTTCTGTTGATATGCGTTGGTGTATTCTGCAAGGTCTTCGAAACCTGCATCTAATACATCTTCAATCTTAGACTCTGCCTTAGCTAAGAAATCACATATCTTGTTCTTATCTGTTTCGCCTGGCATTACTGCTTCTACAAATTTATCCATTGTTAGATAGATTGAATCAGTGTCCATTGCGATAACATAATCTTCGTTATCTGTTTTAAGTATCTTGTTTAGATATTCATTGACTATCTTCTCTGACCATTTGATAACTAACTGACCTGAGTAAGTAATTGCCTCTGCGAGATTTGGGTCAAAGAATGCGAACCATTGATTCGCCATAGAACCATAGGCAGAGTTCAATGCAATCTTTCTTACTTGTTGATTGTTGTATGCCCTCTTAATAAGAGTATCAAGTTCTGCGATTCGTTTAGGGTCTCGTTCTTTCTCTTTTTGTTTCTGATACTCAATCATCTTTTTCTTCCAAGCCTTACGTTCGTCATACATGACTTCCATAATCTCTGGAAAGAAACCTTGTTTTTCTCGTGTGAACATTACACCATTGGGTGCAACTGTAGCGTTCATCTTCTTTGCAATAGACAAGTCTACTTTCTTGTGCAACATCAAATCTACATTGACATCTTGTCTATGACCTTTAATCATTTTCTCTGGTGAGATATTCCACTGCATAATCA